AAAGAACTGATCGAACAGAACGCTGAGAAAATGCGCGACCATTGGCCGGATGCGCCGCTGGGCATTTATTCGGCTGGCCTTGGGTCAAAGCGGTTTGACGACATTACTTTCGGGAGTATTCAGTCGATCAGGCGCGTCGATCCCGCCGAGCTTGGTCATTTTGATCTGGTGCTGATCGACGAATGCCACCTCGTCAGTCACAAGCAGGAAGGCGGATACCGCGAACTGATTGACGCGCTGACGCTAATTAACCCGGCCCTGCGAGTGATCGGCCTGACAGCCACGCCGTATCGTCTGGGGCATGGCCTCATCACAGACGACCCGGCGCTGTTCGCGGATATTATTGCCCCGACCAGCATCGAAGAATTGATATTCAAGAAGTACCTTTCCCCGTTGCAATCGAAAATAACGGCGACGAAGATTTCCGCTGACGGCGTTCACAAGCGCGGCGGTGAATATATTGAGAGCGAACTGCAAGCAGCAGTTGACCGGAAAGAGATCAACGGGCCGGTCGCCGATGAAATAATTGTTCAGGCTGGTGACCGAAAATCCTGGCTGGTTTTCTGCGTCGGCGTCCAGCACTCCTACAATATTCGAGATGAATTGTTGGAGCGCGGCATTAGCGCAGCGACGATCACGGGCGGGACACCGAAAAACGAACGCGCTGAAATCATAGCTGATTTTAAAGCAGGCAGAATTACGGCAGTGACCAATGCGAACGTATTGACGACCGGGTTCGACCATCCCGATATTGATTTGATCGCCATGCTGCGGCCAACTGCGAGCGCGAGCCTCTACGTCCAAATGGCCGGGCGCGGAATGCGGCCCAAGGGCCACACCGACCACTGCCGCTTGCTAGACTTCGCTGGCGTGGTCGAAGCCCACGGGCCTATCACAAATATTGATCCTGGCCGCAAGGCTGGAACCGGTGAGGCACCCGTTAAAATCTGCCCGCAATGCGATTCAATCGTGCATTTATCAGCCAAAGTATGCCCGGACTGCGGTTATGAATTTCCACCGCCGCCCGAGTCGAGAGCTGTTCTGCATAATTTAGACATCATGGGTCTGGACACGACCGAAATGAACGTGACCGAATGGCAATGGAGGCGGCACGTCAGCCGCGTCAGTGGCAAGGAAATGTTGATGGTGACGTATTATGGCGCACTGTCCGACAAGCCGGTGAACGAATATCTGACCGTGATGCACGACGGGTATGCCGGGCAGAAGGCGCGGACTCTCTTCGCCAAGATATCAAACCATTGCGGGTCTGATGCCGACATGCACCACACCGATCTGACCAGCGCGGCAAAAGAAATGAACGAATGCGCTCCCCCTGGTGTCATAAAATTCCGGCAGGATGGCAAATTTTATCGCGTAACAGATCGGAGGTGGGGATGATGAGAACGGTTCCGGCAGGATACATATTCTACGAGCAGAATGAACCATCCATTTCTATCACATGGAGAGGGTTATATTTCGGGTTCTCCTTCCAAGGCTTCCGCCTGAGCTGGCCGGAAGACTGGTTTATAGAGAGGTTTCCAAGAGACTTTATTAAAGAAACTGGGTGGGTTGAATTCGGCCCGATTGCTGTCTGGTATACGTCCGGCAATATAGCAGTGAGGGATGACGTGATATGAAAACCGAACACGAGGAACAGCGCGAATTTGTCATGTGGATGCGTCAGACGCACCCGGTCGCCCGGATATTTGCCATCCCGAACGGCGGTCAGCGGAGCCGGATGACAGGCGCGAAGCTGAAGGCCGAAGGGGTGTCCGCCGGGGTGCCCGATCTGTATATCCCGGCTTGGCGCTGCTGGGTTGAGATGAAGCGTGAGACGGGCGGCAAGGTATCGCCGGTTCAACGGGATTGGCTGACATATTTGCAGAGCATCGGCGACACGGTGATCGTCGGGAACGGCTGCGAAGACGCCCGAAATAAAATTAAACTTTTGTGCAAATAGGTGTTTATTCCTCTTTTGAACTAGTGTATAAAATAGGGTAAGGGGCAACCGGATAGGCCGACCGCCCCGAAACAAGGAGACGACGACATGGAACGCACACCGATCACAGAGGCAGGCGCATTAGACGTAGACGGTAACGGAAATTATTCTGTCGTCGCCTCCACCTCCGTCGGGAATAATTTTATTCTTTGTCATGCCTTCGAAAGCGAAGAGGCTGCCGAAGCAACCGCGCGTAAGGTGTCGGCAACCGGTTCAATCGACGAAGGTCGATGGGTTTTCTGGCGGACCACTTACGCCTCGGCAGCGTTCGCAGAAGAAGAGGCGGAGGCTTGTATGTACGCCAACGCCATTCGCTCCGGCGCTTTCTCGGAAGACGACCCATCCATACCCGACAACATCCGCACATTGCTTTGATCAACCCGCCGGGGCTTCGGCCCCGGCACCAGCAGGAGACGACATGACCTACTACAACATCTTCAACAACCCGACCGCCGCACAGAACGCCGACATCGATATCGTCAACGGCGCACTGGCGCTGGCCCGCACGCTCCGCGACGACGTTGACGACAGGTCTGCATTTATCGCTGGCATCTCTGAGACCATCTGCAACGCGTCGGGTCGCATCAACCACACCGCCGCCAGTCGCGAGGTGCGGCACTTCGGTGCGTATCTCATCGACACACATCGGCGGGATGACTTGGACGATCTGATCTGCGACTATCTCAGCACCGCGCAGGCGATGGTCGAGGAGTACGACGCGTGAAAATATTCAGGAAAATCAAACCCGCCACCGTGCGCCCATTCCCGAAGGCCATCAAGCCGGGTAAAATATCTGGCGAGACAGCGCGAAAACTGCTCGCGGTATCTATCGCATCGACATCGAACTGGAGAAAAAGATGAGCGTCCGTAATATTTTCCCGAACTTTTCGATAAAGTACGGAGATCGTGTCGAATCTTCGGGACAACTGCATAAATTAAAACAAAAACACTCGAAACGAACGTGGTCGGCGATGCACAAAACCGCCGTTACAAAATTACACAAACGCGGGGCCAGTGCTGTCATGGGTCCGGTTGTGCGGAAAATTGATGCGGGTGACATATGCGTTTTATTAAAAATGTGCATGGACAGGAACGACCTCGGGGAACTGCCTGCCGACGCCTTTGGGGTGTGGTTGTCTCAACTACGCTATATTTCGTCGCAGTACACCGGGCAAAAACCTGCGGGACGCAGCCCTATAAAACTTCACATGGCGGCTATCGCTAATCTGAGGCGGGCCGCGCATGGTAGGACAGTCGAAAAAAAGAAGGGATAAAAATGAAAACCGGCGATATCGTTTACGGTGAAAACCAGCGGCAATGGAAGCTAGTATTAGACCACGGAGATGGAATGTTTTTGGCCCACGTCGTGACCAGCGAGACGGCGCACATTAGGGGGATAAGCCCGCCGCTGCATCTTGTCAGCGCGAAACACATGACGGAGGTTGTGACCGATGGCTAGAGGCAGACCACGCAAATTCGGATTGCAAGATCATCTATCCCTAACCCCGCAGCTTAAAGTCCCGGACGTTGATTTCGGAGGGACATTCGGAGTCGTGAAGAAGTCGCCCCCCACAGCCATCTCTAAAAAACGGCGCAAGCGGCTCAAGAAATTACTGGAGGAAAACCCCGCGATTGCAGCAGAGATAGACGCCGAATAACTTACTTCCGCGAATTTTTCAGAAGATCGAAAGAGCGAACACCGGCCAAGCCGAGCATCCCCGTCAGCATCGCATACTGCGCTGACGGATCGATCCCTGGAGGCGGCTCTACGCCACTCCCGGCAGCGATCAGCGCCCACCCCAGCAGCGGGTGCGCCAACCACGAATAGCCGAGACTCACGATGCAGAGCCAACCGGCTCCCCACCTGAAACCGCCTACGCCGGACTTGGCGTCTTCCTTGCTCAATTCGATCTGCGCTTTCGCCAGTTCGATTTCCGCCTCAGCGACCTTGCCCTGAATCTCTGATTTGACCTTGGCCGCTTCCGCTGAGTCGGGAACGAGCCTGTCGATGACGGTGCCGAGAATTGGGAGCAGTGCTGCAATCAACATATCAATCCTCTATAAGTTCAAAATGCCACAGGTCGTCAAAACTGTTGTCGCTTACCTGCCAATCGCGATCCCAGTCACCACCCCACCGAAGTAGCTCGCCACGAGCAGCAGCCAAACCCAGAACAACCCCCGCGAAAAGGGTAGCCCGTTCACGATCCTGCCAATCAATCGGATATGGTGCCGCATCAACAGCCTGAGAGGGTTTGGAATTGTGCTTACCTTCAGGCCACTCGACCTTGCTCTTACCCGCTCGAAAGGCCGCATCCTGATCCTCCTGCGAGCGGTGCCCGCATATGATGGTAGTGTCGATATGATCCGCGACCTCCATGAAGATGTCAACAAGTCGCGGATCGCAGGTTCCGAGACGGCGCAGGCTTGTGGCTGAGTAGCGATATTTCATGCCAGCATCTCCGGTGTGACGTTGTACCGCCACCGCTCGCCGAATTCACGGTGAAATACGATTGCCTGGAGGTCGCGCCGCGCGCGGTAGCCTTGGCTCGATGAATATGAGTCGCCGGGAGCCAGTACGCGCAGGGACTCGATCTGGCACGTCCGCTTATCCTCGATTTTCTTGTTGTGTACATGGCCCGTCCACCAGTACCGGTGCCGTGTGCTGGACCAGATGTCAGCGCAGTCGTGTGCCATAATATCTGGTAGCTCCGCAAATTTCGCCGCCTTCCCGTCGCCGTGGTGCGTCCCGATCAACGTGGCTCCGAATTGGTAGTAATGAAAATGGGCTGGGCTTTCGTCAGTCGTCACGCGCGGATTATCTTTGTAAAGGCGGGAGATAAGCGACTGCAACCACAAAATGCCTATGGGGTCGTGGTTCCCCTTTTCGAGAATGACCCGGATTGTTTTGAATTTCCCAAGCGCAAGATCGATGCAGTGGGTGAGTGCGCTGATCCCCGCCTCCGTCATTTGTTTGTAACGGACATCAGAATCTAATTGATTGCGGTGCTGTGGTGTGACGCTCGCCATGCTGTCATAGTGGAAATAATCCCCCATAATTGCAATCAGGCAGGTGTCGGCGGACGGTGCTTGATCGATCAGATACTCGAACGCAGAGCAGAGCAGGTCAGCGGACTTCTTCGTGGTCCACTCCTCGCCGAGCGTTTCCTCCGCCCACGCGTACATGCCGATATGCTGGTCGCCGACGGGGATGCCCAAAAGCAGGTCTTTTTCTTCGACTTTCGGTGCTTGGATGCGCTTGCGGACTTCAATATTATTGATGGCACTCTCGACCGCCTGCACCATCATTTCGAACTGGTGCGCCCTTTTCGTGTCTGTCTTGATCCACTGTGGCCCGTGTTCGCTCTGGACCAGCGTCGATGTGCCTTTTATGAACTGCCCAGCCGGTGCGGAGTATTCTGCCTCGAGGGGCTGCTTCCAGAGCGACCAGTCAACCGCGCGACCGGCGGTGCGCTCCGCTGATAGCAGGAAAGCTCCAGACGACCCCACAGACTTGCCGTACTTCTGAACGGCCATCCGCAACGCGCCGAACTGGCCGGGGGGGGGCGTCACGCCTGTGGGGCAATATCCTTGGACTAGGAATTCTTCGATTGTTTCCAGACGTTTCTCGGCCTCATCTTTGTCAACACCGGGATTCGGCACACTCAGTGCTCTCGATTTTTAATAATTTTCTGCACCGTGTCTGTCTCATAAATACGAACAGCCGTCCACACGATGGTCAGAATCGCAGCCGCAGCAGGGAGCCAGCTTAAGACAGTAGCGACAGTCACCCCCACTGCCGCGACATCGCCGGTCGCCTTCGCCACCTGCACTACTGTGTCGTTCACGACTGCTCTCCTTCTTTCTCGACCTTGATTAACTGCCACCCCTGGCCGTCGCCCAAAATGCACATCAACCCGTCCTCCGCGCGATTTATGAACATGGACCACGTTCTGCCACCTGCGCTTGAGAGTATCTCGATAACGCCGCCGTCCCGCGCTACCCCCGCAGCAACCGGGATTTCCGAATATTTCCTCGCGAACATCTCCAAAACCTCGGCGCGTGGCCCGCATTGCAGAGTCTGAGCGTGCACAGGAAGAGCCAATGCGGTGCAGACGAACGCAGCAAAGATAATTTGCGTTGCTGAGGTCACCGCATCTGCTCGTTCATGTCACGGTTTCGGGTGTGCAGCTTTAACAGCGGCGATGTGATCTTGAAAAACTGTCATACCCTGCTCACCGATGATTTCTAGCTGCTCAGTTATTTCGCCGTAGCC